AGCAGCTAAACTTGAAGGTGGTGTCCTTAGGCAAGACGGTCCTAGCAACATGACTGGTGCTAGAGTCGAGTACAAAGGTAAGCTTGCAGGTCAGTTCGATCTCTATGTTGACCCAATGTACCCTGAGGATGAAATCCTTGTCGGTTATAAGGGTGCTAACGCAATGGACTCTGGGTATGTTTACTGCCCATACATTCCCTTGCAGCAGACCCCAACTATCACTGATCCCGAGACTTTCCAGCCTCGTAAGGGTATCATGACTCGTTACGGTAAAGCAGCCGTTTCCCCTGCCTCTAGATTCTACAGAATCATTAGGCTTGTTGGACCCACTGCAAACTATCTCTTCACACCATTCCATCAGGTGAAGACTAACACCTTCGCATAAGTCTAAGGGTTAGAGTTTTTAAACTAAGAGGGGGTAGGAGCATTAATTGTTCCTGCCCCCTTACTTTTTTAGTATAATTAGAAATGTATAAATATCAGAGCAAATGTAAGTTTAGAATGCTAACTACTATAGGGGATAAAATAGTAGAGATTCGTCCTAAACAGATTATTGAGTCTAATACTAAGTTAGATAATAAATATCTTTCTCCTTTAAATAAGATGAGTGATCCTCATTACAAAAGACCAAAGAAAGCAAAGGTAGAAAATGACAAACATACAAGCAAGCCACCCACACATCCCAAAGCCTGAACTTAATGGATACGGAACAACTTTTGGGGATTATGGTGGAACAAATTTAGAAGATTATGTTCCTACTGGTGAGATAGATGCTCCTAATCTAAATAGATTAACCCTTCAAGGCGCTACGGAGTTCACTCAGTTTGAAACTTATATAAAAGATTACATTATGGGGATGCTAGGCTTTCCCATTGTTCGAGTAGAGTTGACCGACTTTCAAATTAAACAGTGTATTCAGGAGTCGATTACTAAAATAAATTATCATGCGCCTCTATGGGCTCTTCAGTATGCTTCCTTTGATGCCTCTGCTGGACAAAACATATATGAAATTCCATTGTACATTCTACACAACTTAGAGTATGTGTCCTATAGAAAAACAATGTTAACCATTGCTGCACAAGCAGGAACCTTAGAGTACGATTTCTTTTTAAAGTATTTCCAAGATAACTTCTTGTTTGGGGATATGAATGTGGCTGAATTTTACCAGCTACAGCAGAACATGGAGATGTATCGTAAGATTTTGAGCCAAGATGGGGGTTTTAATATTGTTGGTGGGCAATATCTTCAAATATATCCCGCCCCATCCATGACTCCAGAGCGTGTTATTCTAGAGTACAGAGCATTTGATTCAAATACAATCCAACCTGCATATTTAAACTGGATGCAGCGATACGCATTGGCTGTAGCGAAGGGCGTTTTGTCTCAAATTAGAGGTAAGTTTGCTTCTGTCCCTTCTCCAGCAGGTGGTGCGTCTCTAAATGGAGCGCAATTAATGCAAGAAAGCCAGCAAGAAAAAGAAGCCTTAATCCAGGAATTGTTAAATGAGGTAGAGGAGCCCCCATGCTTCAGCACATACTAAGAAAATGGCAAGTGTAAGAAAAAAAATTAAGAAGATAATAAAGCAGTTAAAGGGCTCGTCCAAAATGCATAAGGCTCAAGCCAAAACTCTTGGGAAAATTCCTGTGTCTGACGATAATATTCAAGAAGATCTACGCAAGTGGGTCAAAGAGAAGTGGGTTGACATTGGAGCCCCCAAGAAGGGCGGTGGATTTAAACCATGTGGAAGATCTAAGGGAGAAAAAAGAAAAGGGTATCCCAAATGCGTACCTTCCGCAAAAGCATCTAGAATGAGTAAGGGGCAAAGAACCTCTGCCGTAAAAAGAAAAAGGGCTGCTGGAAATCCAGGCGGGAAGCCTACTAATGTTAGAACATTCACAAAGAGGAGTAAAAAAATGAACGAAAATATCCTAAAACAAATCATAGAAAAGAAATTATGCGCTAAAGGTAAGGCTGCTGCTAAAAGAAAGTTTAAAGTTTATCCATCTGCATATGCTAACATGTATGGTAGTGCCGTATGTAGTGGGAAGGTAACTCCAGGGGGTAAGAAAAAAACCAATGAGAGCGTTATGTCTGGCAAAAAAAAGAAGGGCCGTTGCTGGCCTGGGTATAAAGCAAAGCCAGGAAGCACTCCCTACGCTAAAGGGTCTTGCGTAAAAGAAGAAAGCTATGCAAAAATAGCCAACCTAATAATTGAGGTCGCAGCGTGGCAAAAGAAAGCGGGTAAGGATCCTAAAGGTGGACTAAACAGAAAAGGTGTGGCTTCCTACAGAGCGGCTAACCCTGGATCTAAGTTAAAGATGGCGGTTACCACTAAGCCCTCTAAATTAAAGAAGGGAAGTAAAGCAGCCAACCGAAGAAAGTCTTTCTGCGCTCGAATGAGTGGTATGAGGAAAAGACAGAAAGCCAGTAACAACACAGGCAAGGATCGCCTTAGCCTTTCACTTAAAAAATGGAATTGCTAAATGAGCAATAATAATAAAGATTTATATAAGGTTTCGACTGAAATGCCCCTTCTCCCAGAGTTGGAGGGGAAGAGCCAGCTATCCTTTTTTGACCAAGAGAACGCTGATATTAACCTATTTAATTTGATAGATGATGAGTTAATTCGTATTTCAGGCTCGGAGCTTCTATACTATAAATTTTATAGAACGGAAGAATATGATGATGTTTATTTGGAGTCTAGGTCTAAGCCCATTGCTAGTGATCCAATTAATGTTTATGGTCATTACGAACCTAAGCCAGTTGAGCAGAATTTAAGTGAGTTTGGTTTAGAGTTAACTAATGATCAAGTATTTGTGTTTAATAAATCTTACATTAGTAACAAACTTAACAGGGATCCTCAAGCAGGTGATATTGTTAAGCCTAAATTCCAAAATCAAAAATATGAGATATTCGAAGTTCAAGAAGATAGCTTTCAGATATATGGAGTTTATCATATTGTTTGTGCTGCTAAACTTCTTCGTGATGAGATTGATATAGTTGACGAACCGTTAACTAAATTAAGTGACGATGTTGGAGGCTACGCAGACCTTGGCTAATAACTTCAGAGAGTCGGTGATGACTGAGACAACCTATACGGGTAGCTTTGATGCTGGAGCGTCAAGTGTAGGGTCAAAAATCACATCGAGTGAGTATATTATTAATCTTTTAAATACGATGGAAAAGAAAGGTAATGTCTCAGTTAATGTGTATAAAGAGATTGTTAGATTTTTGATTTATAAGTTTAATAATATGGTTTATTTAAACTATGAACTAGAGCCTGTAGAGGTAAGATGTAAGTATGGAAACCCCGAGAGGACAATTGCAAAGTTAACAGAGCATGATAATCACACGCTGCCTTTGCTTACAATATCACAAAATAGTATTGTAGAGGCTAATGAGAGGCGTAGAAACAAAGCTTTATTTTTCAACGAAACTGTGTGGGATGATGACAAACAAAAGGCGCAGAGGGTTATAGGGTGGTGTGATAGGCCTGTGACCATACAGTACAACTTAAATATCTGGGCAAAGTACATGGAGGATTTAGACCAATTAGCGCAAAAAGTACGGGCTGTGTTCAACCCAGACTTAACATTGAAGACCGCTTTCACCACTGATAGCCCTGTGTTTTTGGAGTCAGAGGATAATAACTACAGCTTTACTTTGGCCGATAGAGAAGATAGAATTTTAAGAAAGGCCTTTACTTTGAGTGTTGAAACTTATATTAAGAGTCCTAGATATAAAATAACATCTACTGGAAAAATAGAAGAGCTTAATGTAGAGGGAGATATTTATTGATGATAAAAATTATTTCTAAAAGCGTCAATAGATACGCTACATACAAGTAGAAAGGTGGATTTATGAAATATATTAAAAACGAATCACTACAACGCTTAGAGTTATACTTAACTACAGAAAAAGGAACAGAAAGAGTTTGGATAATGCCAAAAGAGGTATTAGCGGTTCCCGCAAATTCTTTATCTGAGCAAGTTAAAAACCTTTCGGAAAGACGAATGTTAAAGATTCGTAATGCTTAGGAGATAAATTATGGTAAACTATGTAAGTCCAGGTGTCTATGTAATAGAAAAAGATTTAAGTGATTACACCCCCTCACTTAACCCTACAGTCGTTGGTATTGTGGGTTTTGCAACTAAAGGAAAGCCTAACAAAGCAACTCTAATTACTAGCCAGCAAAAGCTGGTAGAAACTTTTGGTGAGCCTAGGGAATCTCTTCCTGGTCAAGGGCTTGAAGGTGCATTAGAGATCTTAGAGACCTGTAATCAGCTTTACTATGTTCGAGCTTTAGATACAGCAACTGCCACTGATTCAAGTGCAATGGTTACTTTGGGTGCATGTCCTGCTGTTGCAATTAGAGAGAACTCTTATGGTGTTGACAACCCTCTTTATCTCAAAATTCAAGTAACCAACAACGCTGGAACCAATCAGTTTACTTCTGAAAAGAGTTTTGCGATTCCTGCTGGAACAGGCACAGGAACTCAAGCTCAAGCCATTGCCTCTGTAGTTGGGGGCAGTTTAGACAATGCAGCAGTCGGTTCCTACTTCGCTACTGATGCCTCTTCAGTAGGCGGTGTTGCAGCTAATCTAAGTAATGTTGGCGCATCAGGATCTACCTCAATTGCTTCCTCTGTAGGTAACTTCATTGTTGGAAACTTTGCAGGTGAAAATGCACAGCTTACAATTAAGGCATACACCGACTCCGCATACACCACTGCCGCTTCAGCAATTTACCTTCTAAACGCATCTGGCTTTGCTAGTGGCGTGTCTGGTATTTGGCCTTATGGTGATCACCCTGTAGATGGTGTGGCGACAACAGTTGAAGGAGATACCTCTGGTCCTGGGTTCCCATCTGCAACCGTAAATGGTTGGACTTTCAAAAAAGCCGTTGCTGATGGATTTAGTTATACTACAGAGTCGTTATTTGAAGGGACAGGGTATTCTCTCTCTACTTTAACAGACGGTACAGTGATAGGAAATTCAATCACTATTGAAGATTTAGGTGATAGAAACAATAACTTAATCGTTAATAATGGCGGAGCAGTTGCAGAGTCCTATAAGGTATCACTGGCTGCATGTGGCGCATTTGTTGAAGATGTGATTAACACGGGTGAGGTTAATAATGTTGTTTCAGACTACATTAAAGGTAACTTAACAGTAAGTGGTACAGATATGACTGGCATTACAGGGCTTTACGCCTACTGGACTCAGACTAGTGGAATTTATGCAATGAATAATGGTAACTTCCTTAGAGGTAATGGTGGTTACTGGAAAGCGGTTGGTGGTGCAGAAGGCTGGGGTGACATGAAAACAGAGGTCACAAATGCAGCAGTAGATGACTTACCAATTAACCCTCGATTCGTTAAGTTTGTCGCTGGAACCTACGGTTTAAGTGGTGGCACGGATGGTGTTGGTGGCGATACCGCTGCTGAAACCACTGCTTTGGTTGGAGCTACTTCTCCAACTAGAACAGGGATGCAAGTTCTTAATGATGACCTAATTCCAATTACAATGGCTGCTATTCCAGGAATTACTACTGAATCAGTTCAGAATAACTTAGTCACTTTAGCGGAAACCACTGGGGACTTCTTAGCAGTCTTAGGAACTCCCCTCGGTATTGGTGGAGTTCAAGACGCGATTGATTTCTCTAACGGTCTTACTAGTTATAGAGCAGCCGCGCTTAACAGTTCTTATGCGGCTCTTTACTTCCCTCAAGTTAAGGTCTTCAATGCCTACCTAGGTAAAGATATTTGGCTTGATCCCGCTGTGTTTGCTCTGAGGCAAATGGGCTTCACTGATAGTGTTGCAGATCTATGGTTTGCACCTGCTGGATTTGTCCGAGGACGAATTACAAAAGCTACTGAAACTGAGTATTCAATTAACCAGGGTGACAGGGACTCCATGTATAGTGGAGGTAATGTGGTAAACCCAATTGTTAACTTCGCTCAACAGGGAATCACGATCTTTGGACAAAGAACTACCCAAAGATCCGCAACTGCTTTAGATAGAGTTAATGTAAGACGCTTAATGCTTTATGTTAAGGCAGTAATTAAAGCTTCAACTCAGAGGTTTATCTTTGAGCCTAATGATAAGATTACTCAAGAAAGAATTACAGCATTGCTAAGGCCTCTGTTTGGTGATATCCAGGCTAGAAGAGGTATTACTGAATTTAAGGTTATTTGCGATGAGACAGTAAATACTCCTGTACGGGTTGATAGAAACGAGCTATGGTGCAAGGTGCTAATCAAGCCCACTAAAGCAGCAGAATC